CTGTTCTGCTTGTTGCATAGCGCAACAAGAGCCATTGTTTCCTCCGAAGAGTCCACCTAAAATACCACCGTTGTTTCCACAGCCACAACCTCCTCCGTTATTACCAAGTGCAGCTAGTGCTGTACCAATAATACCTAGGGTTAGGCCCGCATTTGTTCTCCCTTTCGTACCGAATTTGTTTTCGGCATCTTCCATTGTTAAAAACTCTGCCATGTTTAAAAATTTTTTAAATTAATAAATGAACTAAAGTAACTTTTTTTATTATCAGTTACTTATTACTCCTTTCAATCGACCTAATTATAATTTTAGACGTCTCGGTCTTTCTCCATTTGTAACAGCACAAAGATATAAATAAAAATTAACACTCGCAACTAAATTATTAAATTTCTTTAAAAATTCTTGTAATTTAGCTACGAGTGTTAAAAATTATTTTTCAAATGAGAAAGATGCCATTTAGGCAGCTTCCTTTACATACATTCCTATTAAATCTTTAAGAGCAGTGCTGTTTTCTTCATAAAGACTTCTTGTACATAGATATGTAACTCCATCTTGTGAGTAATAGTTACCCTTTACTAAAGACATTACTCCATCATATGTGTAAGGACTTTCTTTTGTTCCTTCTCCCATAGACACAGGTTCGATTTCTCCCTCAGGAGATGTCCATTCTGCAGATGCTAATAGTGCTATAAAAGCAGGGTCGTCATGATAGTAAAGCTCAATACCTTCATCTTCTAAGAAAGGTCTTAGCCACGATTTGTGTAATACTACTTTGTTGTTATCTACACTTGTTCTCATGTGTGGTTCTATGATTAAACCACGTTGTGTCATCCATTCTTTTGTTACAATTGCGTAATCCATAATTTTATTTATTAAAGTCCGACTTAATTTTTGATTTGATTTCTGAAACTAAATTAATATACTCTATGTATTCAGAGTATGCTTTTTCATCTTTTCTAATTCCTAATTGGTGTGCATTAAAGTCATTAATTATGGAGAACTCTGATTCTTCATCAATATATTGTCTAATAATAGCTCTAGCACATGCCTTATATTCTGGTGTTCCACTTAAATGTATCTGAATGTAATTCCATCTAATTTCTTCCGTTGTACTTCCGTCCATGTGAGGAACGTATACTATTTCTGATTTAATATCATAGTTATAGTAATATGTACCATTTCCAAGCAATTCAATCGGTTCGGGTTGCAGGTTTGCTTCTATTCTTCTTGGGTCTAACATATGGTGTTATTTTAAAATTTACAGGTAATGAATATCTACGTATAGAATAAAGCAATCGTTTATTCTTACTCTCAAAATAATATGACTTATAATTATATACAAAGTTGACTCTGAATCTATTACTATACAATATGATGTCAACTATATGAATATACTTACCATAGAATCTTGAAATATTTACCTTCTTCCCATTCCAGTTAGAAAATCTCAATCCAGTCTCTAACTGAATTTTATGGAGTAGATTTTTAGAATTACAGAACTTTAACCATCCAAAATACGATTGCATTCTCCTTCTTAGCTCATTTCTATCAATTTTCTTATCCTTGTACCCTTTAATTAACTTGAATAATCTAACTTTGATAGATTTTCTGAGCAGTACATGAGTATGGAAAAACTTGTAACCTACAAAGTCTATTCCTCTACTGTTTACGGGAAAAATTTGATAATTTTGTTTAAGTTCTAATTTTAAGACATTTCGCAGATATAATTTCATTGACAATAGAACTGTTCTCAAAAATTCTTTATTGTCACTTAATACTACTATATCATCTGCATATCTGAAATAGAATTTACATTTAAGCTCTTCTTTGACCCAATGGTCAAAATAAGCAAGATATAAATTTGCAAAGAATTGAGACAAATAGTTTCCAATGGGTACTCCGTCTGCCGAATATATTATCTCCTTTAGTAGACTCAACAATTTAGGGTCTTTTATTTTCTTTTGGAGTATTTCGTACAGTATGTCATGGTTAATAGACGGATAAAATTTCTTCACATCAATTTTCAAACAATACTTAGTTTCTTCTGGATATTTTTGCAAAACGTACTTTAAGTCTTTTGCAACATCATGTATTCCTCTGTCTTTTATACAAGAATATGTATGTTTGATAAATATGTTTACCCATATTGGTTCTGTTATATTCATTATCGCATGATGCGTAATTCTATCAGGATAATATGGAAGCCTAAAGATTAATCTCTCCTTAGGCTCATAGATTTTAAACGTGCTATATTTTGAAGTGTGATATGTCAAGTTCTTCAAAACGGTTGCCAACTTTTCATTTTCCCTCTCATGATGCTTATCATGTTTCAGGATTCCCCATCTGACTGATTTGTGTCTTCTTGCTTTTCTATCAGCAAGTTCTATATTAGACAGGCTACATACCTGCTCATGCAAATATCCTATTCTTTTCAAAGTCTTATATATTTATGCAAGGAGTGTTCGAGAATTAACCTACTAACACCAGTTATATTAAATACTACGTTATTTTTTGCCAAGAGGCAAGGACACTATTTAGACAAAATAATAAAAACAAAATTATCAAAATCAAAATATATAATAAACCTACATTGGTGCTGGAATTGCTGACTCCATTATTAGAATTGAAGTAACTAGGGCTAGCATTACTACTGTTATTAGCGTTGCTGCTAAGTAAGAGTTTTGTTTTCACAGTAAACTTTCGCTGCCCTTGCAACCCGGTAAAAAAGGTAAATAGTGCCCTATCTGTTATATGTTATGAGAAATTATTTTTCAATTTTATTTAGAGTACGGAAACCCACAGTGGTGCCGGAATTGCCGACTCCATTCGAAGAATTGAAGTAACTAGGGCCAGCATAACCACCGTAATTAGCGTTGCCGCCAAGCAAGAGAGTCCTTAGACTTGCGTCTTTATTACCAGTGTAATGATAGTCGCACATATAGGTAGTACTTCCACCACCAACAGCACATGGTACTATTTCTCCTGTTGTTTGGAGGTCAAAATCCTTAGTATATCCATCTGCATGAATTTCTCTACTAGAGATTAATTTCATTTTAGCTTTTTGAGTTTCTGTTTCTCCATAATTTTCTGGATTAGTAGTTGTATATACATTTTTCCAGTTATAAGTGCTTGTTCCTTCGTCTGTATAACCTTGTATAATTATGCCTTCCATATTTGTCCACAGGTCTCCAAAGATATTTTCAAATCCTCTATATCTTGCAATACTCATAGCTGGACGGCTAACTGTTACATTTACGTTAGATGCACTCTTAATAGAAATCACAATATTACAACTTCCAGTAAAAGATGATTTAATGCATCTATCTCCCAGATTGTTTGTAGGCCAATTTACTGTAATATCTCCATCGGCTGTAGCTGTTGCTACTGTTGTACCTCCTACATAGAATATTACATCTTGTCCCTCTGCTAATCCTGATATAGTATAAACGGTTTCTCCATTTTGGTAACCCCAAGTTCTATACATATATCTATTAGTACCTTTAACGTTTGTAATTGTAACTTTATTTGTTTCTGCTGTCATATCTGCTTGAGCAGTATCTCTTGAATAAGAAGCCATATTAGTTAAACCTGTGGATTCATAAACCCAATCAGCTTGAGGAATAACCTTAGCTCCTGTAAAATTTCCTAATTCATTGGCATATCCGCAAGGACATACTGAATAATTTCCATTGTAAAACTCCCAATTTGACATGTTTGTTACACCTGCGCTTAATCCTCCTTGATGAAATCCTTCGGAAGTTAAATCTGAATTGAAGTTAGCTTGCATATTAAATGTAGCGTACTCAATCACAGGTAACCAAAACATTATCCATTTGTAGTATTCGTAGTTCAGTAGTTCTGAACCTGCGTTTGTTGCCCAAGTACGTGCAACTGCTCTAGTCATTGCTGTTCTTGGTTTTCCTAAATCTGTTCTTACTGGGTCTGTTTCTAAATAGGTATCATAAGCTGTTCTATTTCCTCCACCTCTAAATGCAGCAGTAGTATTCACAACTGATACCAACTTAGGTGTTGCCGTTACAGTGTTATCTGTTGTAGACCTATATGCATCTATTAACATTGCTGGAATCTCTGTCCAAGTATCATCAATACATACAGTAGAAATCTTAACCCATCTTTTTGTTCCTGCAACTCCAGATTTTCCCCAGAATCGAGGTACTTTAACTCTGACAGTTCCGTCAGTTCCATCTAATACTGATGGTGTGCCATCTTCTTTCTTTGACCAATCATCTGGATGAAGATAATAATTGATTACTCCTCCGTTAGCTACGCAACCTTTTAATTGAGACTGAATAGGTAACGATTTATGAAGAGTAAGATTCCCAATTCTTGTGAGAGTAGGGTCTGCCACAGTAGAATCCCATTCGACTCCATAGGCATATACATCTTCCATACCTTTTTGCATTTCATTAAGTTTAGCATCAACTTCCGTTACATGTTGGTCAATTTCTTCCATCTTTGCTTGAGTGGCTATTGCCATACTCTGTTTTGTCCAAGCACCATTCCACATAAGAATTGCTAGTTCTCCATCTGCCACTACTGTATTATTAAAGTTGGCATAAGTTCCAGCTTGTGTAGTAATATAGAATACATTACCATCTGGAGTCCCAGGAGTTGTAGCAGGGGTAGCTACCCCTGCAAACATATAATTCTCTCCTAGTTTTGTAACCATATTTAACATTACAGATTGTAGTGAATCTCCGGTAATCCCTTGGATTCCGTTACTTTTAACAACACTTGATATTGCTGTTTTTAAATTACTCCAATTTGCCATTGTTAGTTACCTATTAAAAAGTCTTTATTAAAGTCTAAATTAAAATCTCCTGTATATTTGTCAGTAAATAACTTACCTTGTATATCTATTATTCCATCTTCTGCCATCATATTTTTTATCATATTAATGGTTAGCATATCAGTAGTTCTTGGATAAAGCATCAATTTGTAGAATACCATTTGCTTATAAGCTCTCCATTTACCAATAGTTAAACCCTCTGTATCAGCATTGTTACCAGAAGTAATTGTTTGTCCATTTACAGAGTTCTTTGTACCATATACAATGTCATTTGTATTTAAACTATTTGCATATAATCCTGCTCCGAAGGAATATCCTTGTATCATTAACTCTGGTTCAACAGAATTGTAATCACATATAAATGCTCCTCCGCCGCTTTGTTGATTACTTCCTTTAAATACAGAAGCACTATTATACTTTTTATTTAGTAAAGTTCTTTTAAATATATAAGTATAATCAGTAAATGCCGGAATACTAATGTTTTCTGAATAATCATCTACTCCATCATATACTAAACCATTAGGATACAAAGGAAGCATCTCAACTGTATATTCTTCACCTATCTCAAGTAAAGTATTAGAGAAGTAAAGAAGATAATAAACAGAAGTTGATACTGCTCCTAGTTCTGTTAACTCATCTTGTGTCTTATATGGTAAACTAATTTCTAATGGAACATTTGGAGTTAGCTGCTGATTAATCAATGTAACAGTTGTATCAGAAGTAGCTCCTTCTGTTTTGTATTTTAATTGCCATATTAGACCTACATTCTTATTTGATTTACACTTAAACGGAACTTCCTTATCAAGAATTGTTGGGTATCTATATTCATTGTTAGATATTTGCCAATCCAAATTTTGAACAAGTTTCTTAACTGTCATAGAGTAACCATTTCTACTAATAATCTCAACTCCAGTGCTGTCTCCTCGTATATTCCAGCTTTGACTATCATTAAATGATTTAAACGAATATCCTTCATAGCCAGACATCTTATCGTAAGCAAAACCGTAATTATTTAACCAAAGATTTCTTCCGCCTTCAACTGGAAGCATTTCTATGGTTACTTCTTCATTTACTGCAAGAGTAGATACATCGAACCATAGTAAATAATACATAGTACTCTTATTCACATTTAATTCAGTCAGCTCTTCTTCTGTCAAATGTCTTAGATTGATAAGAGTATCTTCATTAGGATTTATAGTAGTAACACTAACAACTTTTTGACGAAGTTCCGTACTTGATATTGCATTATAGTGCATATCCCAATAGACTCTAATAGTTTTATTAGATTTAATTTTAAATGGAATATCATTTAATATAAATCTTTTAACTGTACTATTTTGGAAACGCCAGCCGTCAATTCCTGTACTTAGATTCTTTAATGTAATTTTATATCCGTTACGGGATACAACATCAATATAATTACTAGACGATAAATACCAATCTATTTCATTATCAAATGAAGTAAAGCTATAATCTTCTGCTGTCCCTAACTGCGGAATAGTTCCTCTGTCTCCATCAAGATTACTCTTACCATGTGTATCCCAATAGTAAGGAGGTCTTTGTACATAATTTCCCTCAATTCCTACTATATCATTGAGTTGCTTTATTTCTTCGTTAGTACTTACCTCGTCAAACAACATGAAATCATAAAGAGCCATTTTGGCAAAACTGCTTGACTTACCAGTATTGGCACCTATTACAGGCACTACTCCACTTCCTGCCGAAGGGTTTGTCACTGTAATATTATGTGTTATACCTTTTAGAGAGTAAGTTTCAATATAATTATTCTCTATCCCATCTATGTAAGTCTTACCATCTTGATTACGTGCTTGGTACGCTATTCTTGGATTAGTTGCGTCATCCTCCTTAGTTGTAAGAATAGCAAAGCTTCCCGACGCTCTCTGGTCATACAATAACGTAGGAGATTTCAACCAGTTTGTCTTCATTAATACCTGCTTTCCTCCTATTGATAAGGAAGGGATATCCATGTAATCATCAACTCCATCAAAACATATAGAGCCTTCATAATTCCCCACTTGCTCTAAATAAACAGGTTCATCGAGAGCGGTAGTACCTGAAACTATAGGAGTGAGATAGAAAAAGATATCAATAGCATCTTCAGTTTCTATGTTTACATCATATATTCCGTCCTTATCGATAATAACTCTATCATTATTAGTTGGCGAGTTACTATAAATGTCCAAATATCTAACCTTACCACTAGCAATAGCTTTAGTTATTCCTGTTACTTTAATTTTTCCTTTATAGCTTGTACCTTTATAATAAAAAGATGTTTGAGTTAAAACATTTATAAACTTAACAGTTTCGCTATTTACGAGAACAGCATTTCTAGCATGAACCACAAAATCAGATGTTGATTTATAGTCATAAGGATAACCATTAGCTCCACTCATTTCTGCATAAGCCGAGTTATGAATAACACCATGATTGCCATGACCGGATATATCGGGAATATGACCTAGAATCTTATAACTGCTGTTTGGCATTCTTAGCCTGCTAGGAGATAAAATTACTTTCGGTTCATTGTTGTCAAGAAGCCAAGTCGGGCTGACTGTCCAAGAAAATACCATTTCTTTAGCAACAGTAATTCGTCCATCAATATCATAAATATAAACACCATTATATTTTAATTGACCATTTAAAGAATAAAGCCCTTTTAATAAATTTTTGTACGAATTGTATAAAATAACATCTCCAACTTTTAATTTATCCCCATAAGTATAAAAGTGAGTTTTGTCTATACTCACTAAGTTAATAATACTAGGATATGGCTG